AGCGCCTCAAATTTTGTACAAGCGTACAAGTCACACCCTGCCACATCGAACTACACAGAGTCACGATCCACCTGGGAGCGGCAGGCCGCCCCAGCCTAGCCGCCCAGGAGGCGACGACGTGTCACGCGGGACAACCCACCCCAAGAAGCAGAACGGCGCCAACCGAGGCGCGACCTTCGCCACCCACAACCTCACCGCCGACGGCGTCGTACGCGGACCCGACCTATCCGAGGTCACCGACCGCACGTGGGACGCCGACGTTCTACGCTGGTACCAGACGTGGCGCGAGTCCCCCCAAGCCCAACTCTTCGAGGCTACCGACTGGCAGCGCCTAGCCCTCCTCGCCACCCTAGTCGAGAAGCTCTACTCCGGCCCGACCGCCGCTGTCATGTCAGAGATCAGGATGAACGAGGAGCGCCTAGGCGCAACCTTCACTGATCGCATGCGCGCCCGGATCTCGATCACCAACGAGACCACCACTGAAGAGGCCGCGCGCATCCTCTCGATCGTCCCCGGCCAGACCGACGACGACCTCCTCGACTGATGGAAGCCCTCACGACCCTGCCCGCGTTCCCCCGCGACGGCAGCGTCCAAACCCTCGGCCTAGGCGTCATCCGATGGATGCACGCCCACCTCCTACAGCCCGACGGCCCCGAAGCCGGTGAGCCCTTTCGGCTCACGCGAGAGATGCGCCAATTCGTACTGTGGTGGTACGCCGTCGACGCGAAGGGCCGCTTCATCTACCGCCGCGCCGTCCTCCGCCGCCCCAAGGGCTGGGGGAAGTCGCCCTTCATGGCCGCGCTCTGCCTCGCCGAGCTCTGCGGCCCCACGGTCTTCGCAGGCTGGAACCCCGACGGCTCTCCCATGGCCATGCGCCACCCAATGCCCCACGTTATCGTAGCGGGCGTCTCCGAGGCACAGACGGAGAACACCCTCTCCGCCGTCCGAGCCATGTGCGAGGAATCCGACCTAGTCGACGATCTCGGGCTAGACGTCGGCCTCACCCGCATCCTCCTGCCCGGCGGCGGGAAGTTCATGCCTATCACCGCGTCCTCCTCAACCCAGGAGGGCGCGCGCCCGACGTTCTGTGTGATGGACGAGACACACCACTGGACCAAGACCAACGGTGGCCACGCCCTCGCGAAGGTCATCAAGCGTAACCTCGCCAAGATTCGCGGCGGCATGGCCCGCGTCGTAGAGACAACGAACGCCCACGAGCCTAATCAGGACTCGGTTGCGGAGAAGTCGTTTCTCGGCTACCTTGCGATCCGCGATGGCCGTTCCGCCGGTACAGGCATCCTCTACGATTGCCGCGAGGCCCCCGGCGGCGTAGACCTTGCCGACGAGGCTCAACTACGACTCGCCCTCATCTGCGCCTACGGCGACTCCACATGGGTAGACCACAACCGCCTGGTAGAGGAGATCTACGACCCTGACGCCTCCGACGAGGAGTCACTACGATTCTACCTCAACCAGATCGTGGCCGCCGCTAACTCGTGGCTCAAACCTGCTGACTACGACATGAACGCCGACCCCACCGTCGCCCCCCTCACGGACGGCGACACCTGCACTCTCGGTTTCGACGGCGCCCTCACCGACGACTCCACCGCCCTTGTCGCCGTCCGCGTCACCGACGGCGCCCCGTTCCTCCTGGGTATCTGGGAGAAGCCCGAAGGCCCCCAGGGCGACGGGTGGCACGTCGACAAGTCCCGCGCCCGGCAAGCCGTCGCGTGGGCGTTCGGCAATCTCGACATCGTTGGCTTCTTCGCCGACGTAGCGTACTGGGAAACCGACGTCGACATGTGGCGCGATGAGTACGGCGAGAAGCTCCTAGTCAAGGCCAGCACTCACCACGCGGTCGCGTACGACATGCGGTCGCACCAGAAGGAAACGGTCATGGCCGTCGAGGCCCTGCACCGCGCCTTCACGGATGGCATGGTCCCCCACCTCCCTCACCAAGTGCAGGAACAGCCAGGCCTAGACGGCGCCGCCATCCTACGCCGCCACGTCCTCAACGCCCGCCGCCGCCTCAACCGCTACGGCGTCTCCTTCGGCAAGGAGTCCCGCGAGTCGCCCAAGAAGGTCGACGCTCTAGCTGCCCTGATCCTCGCCCGCATGGCCCGCACCAAGGTGCTGGCCGACGGATCTTGGGCCACCCGAACCCCGGCCACTGGCCAACTCTACGGCTTCTGATAGCCCCGTTTACACAAATGACCCCGCACCGGGTCATTTGTGTAAACCCAACCAAGGGACAACCCCATGCAGCTCGAAGACGGCCAAGCGGCCACCTTCGCCAAGGACCTCAGCGAGGCCCTTGCGTCCGCGCTGGAGCCCCGTAACGGTTCACTCGGCAGGATCGAGCGCTACCTCCACGGCAACCACGACCTACCCTACACACCTCGCGGCGCCACTCGCGAATACCGCAGCATCGCCCGCAAGTCCATCACTAACTGGCTCCCCCTCATCTCGGGCACCTACTCCGAGGTCCTCTTCGTCGACGGCTTCCGTGCCGCGAAGCAGACGGACAACATCTCCGGCTGGGACTCCTGGGTAGCCAACGGCATGGAGGCGCGCCAGTCCATCGCCATCCAAGGCGCCCTTGACTACGGCCACTCCTACGTTCGCGTCCTCCCCGGCGAAGGCGACCTCGCCAACCTGAAGCCCCTCCACCCAACCCGCGTGTGGACTGTCTACGAGGACGAGGACGACGCTTACCCGGCCCTCGCCCTCTTCCGCAAGGGCAAGACCGCCAACGGCAAGACTCAAATCTATGAGCTGTACGACGACTCCACCGTGTACACCGTACTCCTGGACGAGAACGGCCGCTGGTCCCAGTCCGCCGCCGCCGCCCACGGAATGGGCGTAGTCCCGTTCGTCCGCTTCCGCGACCGCCTCGACGGCTACCACCGGGGCATCATCGAACCCCTGATCACCCTACAGGACCGCATCAACGAGGCAGTGTTCAGCCTCCTGATCGCCCTACAGTACGCCTCGTTCCGTCAGCGCTGGGCCACCGGACTCAGCATCCCCACCAAGGACGAGCTCGGCCCCGACGGCCAGCCCACCGGTAAGAAGATCCCTGTCGAGCCCTTCGAGGCGGCCGTGAACCGGCTCTGGGTTTCCGACAACAAGGACGCCAAATTCGGCGAGTTCGGTCAGACCGACACCAAGGGCCATCTTGGAGCCTACGATTCCGCCGTCAGGACCATGGCCGCGATCGCCCAGATATCCCCCAACGTCCTCCTGGGCAACCTGGTCAACCTGTCCGCTGACGCACTCGCCGCCGCAGAGGCGACCACCCAACGCAAGGCGTCGTCCTTCGAGACCATCTTCGGGCAGTCCTGGAACCTCGTGTTCCGCCTCATCCACGTTGCGACCGGCAACGACCCGGACACCTTCGACGAGGCCGCTGCCCCCCGCTGGCGCGACTCTGAAGCCCGCTCCATGTCACAGACCGTCGACGCCCTGGGCAAGATGGTCCAGATGCTCCAGGTGCCCTACGAGGCCGCGTGGGCCATGATCCCCGGCATCACCGATGGTGACCTGGAATCCTGGCGCACCATGCGGGCCTCCGGCGGCGACGGCCTCTCGGTCATCGCGGACGTCCTGACCCGCACGGCCAACCCCGCCCTCCCTAACGCGGGCACCCCCGCGCCGCCCTCGCCCGCTGAACCGGCGGCCTGATGGCTAGCACGGCGGCCCTTACCTACTCCTACCGCGTAGGTCAGGGCCGCATCGCCACCGCCATCGGCGCTACCGGCGCTGAGGCATTCCGCGACCTAATCGACGGCAAGGACCTCGACGGCTCCTTCGCCCGCTACCTCGCCGCCGCGTACGCCCTCGTCCAGGAGGGTCACGGGCAATCGTCGCTCCTAGGCGCGGCTTACTACCAGACACACCGTCGCCTCTCCGGCGTCACCGGCGCAGGCACGACCACCCTCGCCCCCCGCCTCCCCCTCGCCCAAGTCACCGCGTCGCTACTCACCACTGGCCCGATCGCCACCAAGCTCGGTCTACGCGACGGCCGCACGCTGGAGGAGGCACTTACAGTGGCCGCCTCCCGTACGGCGGGCGCCATGTTCCGCCTCACCGCCAACGGCGCACGAGACACCGTGTTCGCCTCGGCACAGCGCGACTCCAGCGCCGCTCGCTGGCGGCGCGTGTCGGACGGCGACCCCTGCGACTTCTGCGCGATGCTGGTAGGCAGGGGCGCCGTGTACTTCTCCGAGGGCACCGCCGATTCAGGCGGGTACCACGACCGCTGTAACTGCTCCGTGGAACCCGTGTATTCCTGAGTGAGCATATAAGCACCCGCTTAGCCTACTAAACAGTGAGCCCGTAGAGCGGACTCCCAACATTCCCCAGGAGGGAACCCCATGCCCGAGCCCATTGACGCACCCGCCGACTCCTCCAAGGACGACGCGCCCGCGTCGAGCACGGACAGCACGAAGACCGATGCCGAGAAGGCATCGGAAGATGCCGCCAAGGACAAGGACGTCGAATTCGACGGACCCTTCGACGAGGAGCGCGCCAAGCGTAAGATCGCCGCGATGAAGGCCGACGCCAGCAGGCGCGCCGCCCGTCTGGCCGAGCTAGAAGCCGCCCAGAAGGCCCGCGACGAGGCCGACATGACCGAGGCCCAGAAAGCTGCCGCCCGCGCGGAGGCAGCGGAGACCGAGCTCAAGGAGCTTAGGCGCCTACGGAAAGTCGACGAACTAGCCACATCTCTCGGAGTCCCGGCCGTGATCCTCACCGCCGCCGACGAGGACGGCATCAAGGCTCAGGCCAAGGCGTTCAAGGACGCCGTTGCCGAGGCGACCAAGCCCACTGCTCCCGGTGGCAACAGCCCCAAGCCCAGGCTTACCCCCGGCGCCGCCGGTACCGACACCGATGAGGTGGACGTCGCCGCGATGGCCGCCCGGATCAAGGGCCACTAACCCTCATCTCTCCCTCCTGAAAGAGGCCGCCACTCATGCCGAACGCGAACTCCAGCACCAACGAATTCCTCCCCGCCGCGCAGACCGCCGCGCTCACCCTAGCCCTAGTCACCAAGGACTTCGAGCTAGCCTCGACCCTCCGCCGCGATTTCGAGCAGTACTTCGAGGGCGGCAAGGGCCACACCGTCAACGTCAAGATCCCGAACGCGCTGAAGGCCCGCTCCCGCGACCTGGACGACACCACCAACGAGATCGTTCTTGACTCGCTGGGCGAGGCCGTGTACCCGGTCACCATCGACACCCACATCTACAGCGCCGTCGGCCTGTCCGAGCAGGACATCAGCCTGGACCTGGAGAACTTCGGCGAGCAGGTTCTAGCCCAGCAGGGCGAGGCTGTCGTCGAGGACGTCGAGAACCGCGTTGCGACGTTCCTGAAGGCTCTACCGTCCGCCGACATCGGGACCTACACCGCCGCCGACCCGGTCAAGTTCTTCAC